GGGCGATCTTCTGGTCGGCAATATGGACTGGAACAATGCCCCTGAGATTGCGAAGCGGCTCAAGAAAATGCTTCCGCCTCAGTTGCAGGACGAATCGGACGATGCTTCACCCGAAATGCAGGCACAGAAAGCGCAAGCGCAGCTTGCGGCCTTGCAACAGGTTCACGGCCAGGTCGTCGATGCTCTACAGCAGGCGCAAAACATCATCCAGGCGAAAGTCGTGGAGCAGCAGGGCAAGCAAAACATCGAGAAGATGCGCATCGATGCCGAGATTATGGTGGCGAAGATGAAAGCGCTGAGCCCGATCCTTGTGGCCGAGATCAATACGAAGTCGCAAGACAAAAACGTCCGCGCGCAGATTGACAGCGAAGTCGCTACAGAGCTTCATGCGTCTGCCCATGAACTCGCGATGACGCAAGTAGTGCCGGCAGCGCAGGTTTCAGCTCAACAAGCTGCAGCTGCTGCGCCGCCCCAACCGCAAGCCCAACCTTAACCGGAGGAAATAACTATGGTTCTCGCACTCTCGCTGGCTTCTCCTGGATTGATGGCGCTCATTGCGTTGCTTTCCTTCGGCGCTATCTTTGGAACCTTTGTCCACTTTGGCAGCTTCGATGAAAGTGCGGCTACGGATGTCGTTCTCTCTCAGGCTCAAGCGACCAGCTTAGCGCTCGCGGCAAATAGCACATTACCAGCTGGCGCAATCACTGGTGCGCTCGACGTCGTACTCATTAATACGGCCAACGCCCCAGGAACGCAGACGACGCGCACCGCAGCGCAACTCTACCAAGACTTGATTAACGCGTTGGGATTTAATCCCCCGACCGGATTTGTGTTCTTTCTCATGATTGTCCATCAAGGTTCGGGCACGCTCACCCTGGCAGGTGGAACCGGTGTGACGCTCGGAACGGGCACGAATTCAGTGGCGACAACCGGCAACCGTACTTATGTTGTGACCGTCAATAGCCCCACTTCAATGACGATCCAGACGACCGGCAGCGGCAGCGCCTAAATGGAGCGTCCTGCGACTCAGAAGCTCACCCACAAGAGCGTGGACTTCGAGCATCCGTCCAAGCACGACAACGAATTCTGCGGGAAATGCAGGCATTACATCGCGGGAAACCCACCGCGATGTGAGAGCGTGCAGGACCCGATTCATCCCGCCGATTGGTGCCACAGATTTAGAACCAAAGGCTTAGCGGCCAGCCAGTAAAGACCGCGACATATCCCAATGGAGAGGAAATTCCATGCCACCGACAGTTGTTGAGCCCGAAATCATCCTTGAATCGACGACCGAATCTCAAGCGGAACTGGACCATGCCACCGGTCCTGATCGGCGTGAGCACTTCGACCCGGACAAGGCGAAAGAGAATAAAACCGAGGAATCGAAAGAGACCAAATCTGCGGCCGCCTCGGAAACGGCCAATGCTGGGAGCAAAAAAGGGGAAAGCGAAGCCGAAGAGGACGCCAACCTGCCGCCGGGCGCGCGCAAACGCATCGACAAATTGACCGCAAAACTGCGGCAAACCGAAGCCGAGCGCGATGAGCTCCGCGGTAAGAGAGAAAAGCCCGCGACTGTCGAGTCTGCAAAGCCTGCCGCCGATCCCGAGCCTGTCTTGAAAGATTTCAAGTCCTGGGAAGAGTGGAACGCAGCGCATACCCGATGGAACGTGCGCGAAGAGCTGCGCGAAACCAATGCCAAGGCCGAAAAAGAGCAGCGGTTGGCCGAGGCAAAGGAAACTTACGACGCGCATCTGTCTCGGGTAAAAGAAGCGCGCACCACACATGCTGATTTCGACGAAGCCGTCAAAGCAATGCCGATGGTTCACTTCCGCAATGCGGAAGCAAACCAGGCATTCCAGATGGCCATCGTCGAAGCCGACAACTCCGCCGAGATCATGTATCACTTGGCGAAGCATCCCGAGGAAATGGCGAAGTTTGAAGACTTATCGCCGGTTCGGGTGCAGTTGCTGGTAGGCAAGATTTCGGCTGCGCTTTCCCCTTCCACGGCAGAACACAAAACCGCTCCTGTAACTCCTGTCAGCCGCACACCGGCGCCGCCGACGACGCTGCGCGGAACAAGTAGCGCTCCTGCAAGTTCGGTCTACGACGAGAAAATCTCGACGGATGAATATATCCGCCGGAGAACGAATCAGCAGAGAGCTAATCGCCGGAACTAAGGAGCCGGCCTAGTCCATGGCAAACATTCTCTTAACCAACTCGATGATTGCGAATGAAGGCCTGATGGTCCTCTACAACAATTGCGTGACCGGACGCCTGATCAATCGGGAATATGACGATAAATTCGGCGTGGACGGGGCGAAAATCGGCAACGTATTCAACGCCCGGCGTCCTCCCCGCTATCTGACGGCTCTCGGTCAAGCGCTGCAGATCGAAGACGCGACCGAAACCAGCGTGCCGATCGTGCTGAACACGCAGCGTCACTTGGGCTTGGCCTTCACCTCGCAGGACCGCGCGTTGAGCATTGACATGTTCTCCGAGCGCTTCATTAAGCCTGGCATCGCAACTCTGTCGAACCTGATTGACTTCGATGTGTTGGGGCAGTTCACCAATGCATTCAATGAAATAGGGACGCCGGGCACGGTGCCAAACCTGACCTTGACCTATCTCCAGGTGGGCCAACGGTTAAGCGATATGTCAGTGCCGTTTGAAGATCGGCGCGCCATCATCTCGACGGCGATGAACGCGATTATCTCTGACACGATGAAGGGTCTTTTCAATCCCCAACGCCTGATCAGCGACATCATCGAGAAGGGCGCAATCGCGAAAGATACGCTCGGTTTTGATTTCTACATGGATCAGAACACGCGGACGTTTACGGTCGGCTCGTATGCTGGCGGCACACCGGTAGTGAATGGCGCAAACCAGACCGGAAGCTCGATCATCACTTCCGGTTGGCCGAACTCTACCGCGATTCTTAACCAAGGCGACATCATCAGCTTCGCCAATGTGTTTTCGGTGAATGCTCAGAACCGCCAGCCGAACCAATCTCTGGCGCAATGGGTTGTCACCGCTCCGGTCGTTTCTTATGGCGGCGGCGCGGCGACGATTCCAATCTCGGGCCCGCTCGGAAACGGACTCATCATTGCCGGACCTTTCCAGAATGCCTCCGCATCGCCGGCGAACAATGCCGCGATCACGGTGCAAGGCGCTTCCGGAACCGGCCCCACTCCCCGCGGCTTGGCATTCCACCGAGATGCCATCACGCTCGCGATGGCCGACCTTGAACTGCCCGGCGGCGTGCACTTGGCCGAACGCGCGAAGTCGAAAGACATGAACGCGTCTCTGCGCTTGGTACAGGCTTACGACATCAACATGGACCGCTTCCCGTTCCGTGCTGATGTTCTCTATGGAGTGGCGACACTCTATCCCGAGCTGATGTGCCGCATCGCCAGCTAACACGCAACAAAAACCACAGAAAAGGAGAAACAACAGCACCATGAAACGATTCAGCAAAGCACTTGCAATTTCGCTCCTGATCGGGGTTTTTGCTTGCGTCGTGCAGGCGCAAACCTCGCTCACTCAAACAACGCTTGCGGCGGCCCAGGGTATCGGGCCTGCCTCGCTCGCGGGCGGAGCTCAATCCAATCTTCAGACCACGATCAGCCTGACATCAGCTACCGGCGTCCAGGTTGGATTGAACAATGCCAATCCCGTCACTTGGGTCTATGTCGATCAGGAACTCGAAGGCATTCTCTCGCTCGTGAACGGGCAAACCACGATCTACAACGTACTTCGCGCCGCGCAAGGCACGAAAGCTGCTTACCATGCAAACGGCGCCATGGCACTGATCGGAGTTATGTCGCCTCAATTCGGCGGCACGGCCGGGTCCGGTGGATTTCAAGTTGTAGATCCTCCTGTCGGCGGTGTTTGTTCCCTTGCAGGCTTAACGCCATGGATCAATGTGCTGACGGGCGAACAGTGGCTGTGCTCGACGGTGACGGCAAACTGGGTACCGGGCTACAACAATCGGTTTCCGCCCGCCACCGCCAGGGTGACGGCTGCGGTAGCTTCTGCTGCCGGCCTTATCACTCCGTCCGGGCCCTTGTTCCATATCACCGGAACCGCTGCCATCACCGGCTTTAATATCCCTGTGGGCTTCAATGCCACAGCGACCGGCGGCGGGCAGTTCTGCGTGATTCCAGATGGCATCTTCACGACAACCACGGCCAATAACATCGCTTTGGCCTCAACGGCCGTGGTGAATAAGTTGCTGTGCTGGACGTGGGACGCCACCAACTCGAAATTCGTCCCCACGTACTAACCCAAAGCGGGAGAGTAAAGGATCCCACGCTCTCCCGCCCTTCCTTTCTCGGCTGAATCGAATTTTCTGGAGAACCCATGTCTACATTCGCATTGCTTGATTCCCAGTTCGCGGAAGAAAACGTCGTCAAACCGCCTCGAGCGACCCGCGCCTGCAAAGGACCACACCGTTTTGACGGAACGATCATCAACAACAAAGCCGTCGGCTATGTTCCCGTTACCTACGAGCATCAGGAATTCCCGCGCATGCTCTATCACCCCGAATGGGGCATGAAGGCCCGCCCCGAAGCCGCACGCTTCTTCGTCGGCGCTGTTACACAAGAACAAATGCAGAATGCCATGGCTGCTTTCAATGAAGCCGACCAGAGGTGGGCTCGCAGCAACCGCACCAAGCTTGTGCAGAATGCCAAAGAGCAAGAGCGGCTGGTGAAAAAGGGCTGGCTTGAAAAGCCGCCACTGCGCAAAGAAAACCCGGCCTTCGATCTCACGTCCGACGAACTCTAACCGACGTTTCTGCAGACGTCTACACCCATTCCATTTCGAGGAGAAACACATCATGCATTCCAATGAAAAGGTCGCGTCCACGCACCACGAGTATGTCCCGCCAGCAGCTGCCAAGGACCCTCTGAAGGGCAGCGGCTATGTCGAGAAGGAATACGAGCACCAGGAATATCCAAAGCATGTCGGGACGAATGCGGAAGGCAAGCCTGTTGTCGTGAAGTCGGCCGACGAGGAGAAAGAATATCTCGCCAGCAAGGAAAAGGCGGATGCCGAGGGCCAGGCGGAAGACCCCGAAGCGCCTGCGCCTACTGAAACCAAACCCAAGAACGGCTGGCCAAAGAAGTAATTCGTGTCGACGCCTGTCATCACTCCTGGGCTTGCGCTCTATGGCATCGATATTGTCTCGGCGGCGTTACGTTCTATCGGAGCCATCCCTCCAGGCGAACAGCCAACGGCCGCCGAGGCCCAAGATTGCCTTTTTACCGCGAATCAGATGCTTGATTCGTGGCAGATCCAGCGGCGCTTGGTCTATGCCATTCAGCGATACGTTTATCAGCCTCTCACGCTGAAACAGACGTATACCGTAGGCCCGGGCGGTGACGTCAATATCGCTTACCCTTCGCGGATTTCTTCGGTAAGCGTCATCAATCAACCGACTTCGACACTGCCCATCGAGCTGCCGCTTGAAATGCTTAACGATCAGCAGTGGCGCGACATTCCGGTAAAGAGCACACAAGGCGCTTTGCCCATACAGTGCTGGGATGATGGGCAGTTTCCATTGCGCAACCTGAACATGTGGCCGATTCCTACGACATCGGTCTATTTCGCTCTGTACTTGTGGCAAGTGCTCTCGCAGATCGCGGATCTGAGCATTACGCTCTATACATTTCCGCCGGCGTACGCCCGCGCCATTCGTTACAACCTTGCAATCGAGCTCGCGGCAGAGTTCCCCGGCGATCCGGCTCTCATGCCGCAAGTCATGGAATTGGCAAGCAACTCTCTGGCTCTAATCAAGGCTTTCAACGATGTGCCGCTGCGAATGGCCTGCGATCCGTTCCTGGTGAACTCGAAAGATGACTTATATAACTGGCTGACGGATCAGCCTGCGGGTAGGTAACGATGAAGACGAAAAACAACAACTCGACCATTTTGCGAATCGTGCTGGCGCTGCTCGCCATCTTCATCGCGATCGATATCTCCGCGCATGCGCAGACGACTGTGTCGCTGATCCCGATTCCGCTGTTTCCGTCGTTCAGTAATACCGGTGCAGTCAATTCCAATGGCTTTGTCTATACCTATGTGACGGGGACCAGCACGCCACTTGCGACCTATACGGATTACACCGGAGCCACGCAGAACACAAATCCCATTCAATTGAATGGTGCGGGATTTCCGGAAACTTCTGGCGGAAGCCAAGTTGCGATCTGGGTGGCAGCAGGAATCCCTTACCGCATCGTTGTCCAGAATTCTGCGCACGTGCAGCAGTATGTGATAGACGGGATTATCGGGTCGGCCATTCAGCCAGTAACCATTATTGGGGCGCCGAGTGTTTCCAGTTCCGGAACGGCGCAAGGTTTTGCCGCGATTCCGCTCGCCGCAAACACAAGTTATTACTACCGCTGCCATGGTTGGTACGCGAACACAAGCTCGGGCGGGGCCTATAACACCATAAAAGTTGCTGCCAATTCCGGCGCAACCTACCTCACTGCCGGAATTCGGATGTTCTCCAATGAAACCGGGTCGAGCGTTGACACGTCGAACACGGTCACGGGTACAGCTTCAATTTCATTAAGCAACACGGTGGGATCAATAGATCAAGGTGAGGAGTTTTGGGTAGAAGGGTCGGTGTTGACCAATAGCACCGCTCAATCTCTGATTTTCACCATCACCGGCAACGCTTCTGGCACCGCATCAGTTCTTTATCCGTCCTGTGTGGCTTTTCCATAAATGGCTAGATTCGGATTTTGCGGGCCAAGCTATGAATCCGTTCTGCCGAACGCAGATGCAGAGTGGTGTATGAACCTCTACCCGGAGATCGTCGAATCTCCGAATGGGCGTTCTGCGATGAGTCTGTTGCAGATTGATGGACTTGGCGGAAATTTTGGAGAACTTACCGACCAACCCACGAATGTCCTTGGTACATACACATTCGCAGGCCGGACGTTCATCGTTAAATACAGTTCGATCAACTCATCAATGACCTTGACTGAGCTTCTCGCCAATGGAACAAATAATGATCTGGCGACTATAAACGGAGTCACGACACCGACTCCAGCCAGCTTCGCGGCGAATCCCGTACAGCTGATTTTTACGGCAGCCTCAACCGGAGCGGTTTATGTTCTCACGCTTTCATCGAACGCCTTCACCACCGTTTCCCTTTCGGCTGGGAATGCCGCGAGTGTGGAATATTTAGACGGCTTCTTTGTGGCCCTCATCGCAGGGACGAATACCTTTATGGTTTCGAACATCGAAGATGGGACAACCTGGCCGAGCATCAATACGGGAACGATTTCAGAATTTCCGGATCCAGCAGTCGGGATGGTTGTTAATCAGCGGACTCTCGGATTCCTGGGACAGAAAGCCAGCATCCCTTACTACAACGGCGGCGGACTCTTCCCGTTTATTCCAGTGCCAGGCGCTTACATCGAGGAAGGTGCAATCGCGCCCTACGCGATCACCAAACTGGATAATTCCGTGCTCTGGCTTGGAGGGAACGTCGATCAGGGTGTGGGAGTAGCTTACCGTCTTAATGGCTATACGCCCGTCAGAATTTCGAATCACGCCATTGAGCGAATCTGGCAGTCTTATCCAACGCTGACCGATGCAATCGGCTTTGCATGGCAGGCGAACGGCCACAAGTTTTGGCACATCTACTTTCCGACCGCAAACGCCTCGTGGCGGTATGACATTTCAACCCAGATGTGGCACCAAGTCGGGTTTTTCAATACCAACACGGGGAATTATGACGCGTTAGCGATGGTGTCGCACACTTACAACTTTGGGCAGCATAT